GCACCACCGCCTCTTAACTTAGCTTTAAAGTCATTTATATTTGGCATGTGTTTATCCTCCTACCACTTCTTCAAATGCAACGCCTGATCTTGTTGCAACGAATTGTAGTTGTATAAAGTTGATTGATCTATTTGGTTTAACAAATATATCTGCTCTAAACTCATTTCTATCAATGACATCAGCAGTATTGTTAGAAGCGTCACAAGTAACTAAAAAGTCTGTAACTCCTCTTCTACCTTGTACATCTCTTAAAAATGGTTCAACTATGTTTCTAAATTGAGCTCTTGTAAACTCGTCATTAAATTCAAATAGTTGGAATTTAGAAGCAGTTGATATTGCTTTCTCCAAAGTAATGAACAATCTTCTTACGTTTATTCTATCAAAAGCACTCGGCGTTGATAATCCAGTTTTATCACCGAACAATAAAGTACCTTGTCCTGGTAATGTTACAACTGGGTTAACTCTCGCTCTGTACAATTCATCTCTTTGAGTTTTAACTGGGTTGTAAGCAAGTTTAACTGCACCTCTAATTACTCCTCTGTTGAAACCAGCAGGTGAGAACCATGAGTCTGCGATTAAATCTGTTCTTGCAGCCAATCCAGCGATGTCTCCATTCAATGGAACGTATCTGAAAACGTCATTATATTTGTCGTATGTATATTTGTAACCACTATCAAATACTACGTATGATGATGATCTAATACTATCAAAGAAACCTTTTACATTAGTTGTTTGAGTAGTACTATTAGTTACGTTAACTACGTCTGCTCTTTCAGGAGAAGCAAATACTATTGCGTCTTTTCTGTTTTCAGCGATTGTAATTAAGTTATCAATGTGTGTAGCGTTACCTTTACCAGCGATGATTAAGTTAACATCTACAGTATCAGCGTCATTGTATTTTTCGTAAGCAGATTTTAATTCAGCAGTTGATACCGCGGAACCATCTACTCCAGTTACAAGTGATCTAGCGTATGGTGCTGTAAGTGCTGTGAAAGTTAATCCAGAAGCAGCCCCGCCCCAATTTGATCCAGTAGCAATGTGATCCATCCAATAGATATATTCTGATCTATTGTAGATTACATCTGGATAATAGTTTGTATCACCTTGTGCTGTTTTAGCGTCAGAAGCTTTTGATACTGAATCATAAACTTCTAATACTTCATTTGCAGTACCTGTGATACCACCGTCTTCATCAACTATTACAATGTGTAATTCGTCATTTACACCACTTCTTGTTGAAGCGTATGTTGAAGTTGCTGGTGCTTTATCTACTAGGTCATAATATTGCCATCTTCTTCTAACAGCTGATCCGTTTGCAACAGCTGTGTGTAGTCCGCCTGTGCCTGAAGGGTGTCTTACAAAAGTTAAAGTGTTTGTTGAAACACCTGTAACTCTATATTCGTGTCCACCAGACTCAGCAAAGTTTACAATATCTCCTACAGTAAAATCAGTTCCTGAAGTTAATACGATAGTTGTATCTCCGACTGCCGTTGAAGCGTCATTTGTTGTTGTTTTTGATGTTTCTTCGTAAGCCGTTGCACTCGGACATACTGAAACTTTTAAGTTATTACCCCAAGCGCCTGCTGTTCTTGCAGCCCACTCGCCAACGTTAGCAGAACCATTGTTAAAAGGTCCTGTTGTACCGTCACCGTTAGAGTAATGATCTGTGTTTTTTATTCTGATAGCTGTTCCAGACGTAACAGCGTTTACACTTGAAGTGTTTGCAGCTCGCACAACCCTTAAACTTGATGAGTACTGTAGAAAACTAGCAGCACTAAACCAATATTCAAAGTTTGTAGAGTCAGGTTTACCAAACGTTTCTGCCAATTCTTTTTCAGAAGCAATAGATACTACTTCATCCATTGGACCTTGATTGAATTGACCTGCAACAGCACCGATCGTAGTTGCTACTGCGGGAATTACGTTTGTTAAGTCTTTCTCTTGTACGAGAACACCTGGTGAAACTTGAAATGCCATATGTTTGTTCTCCTCTTATTAGCTAATAAGTATCATTTAATCTCGTTTATATTTATAAATTTTGTCTTCTTTGTCGGTCTTGTATCTGTAAGCACAGCGACTGTTGTAAAAAGAAACAATATCGCAATTAATAGTTTCATTATAACATTTCACCTTTTCTTACTGTAACAGGTGTCCATACTTCGCCTGCGTCATCCTGAAAACTATCGTCTTGTAGACCATCGTCCATAAACCCAAAGGGTGCCATATCTTGTTCTATTGCGTTTTGTTGTTCTTCATACATCTTGGCACGTATATCTTGGTCTGTCATCTCTTTGAAATATCTTTGATTTGTTATCCATGCAAATATAACGCAACACATAACTAAATCGTCATTAGAACCTTCTTCAGCTTGCCAACCACTACCACGTCTTACAAATGTTGATAACTCTTGTATAGTATTGAAGTCTGGTATTAACATTTTGTCGCCCTCAATTAAACTTTTTAAGTTTGAGCAACCTATTCGTTTTACTTGTTTTGTCATACGAACACCTAATTGTGTTCCTCTTTTAGAAAATCCCCCACCTAATATTTGTCCTGCTCTACCTTTCATCATACACATTAATAAGTTTGTATATTCTAATTCAAATTGCAAAGCGTCTGCCACTTGATGTCCTATATCGTTTACTTCAACACAAACATAAGCGTTATTATAACTCTTTGCTACTCTTTCTATTGTGTGAGGAAATAAAATAGGTTTGATTTCATTATCTCTAAATTTTGCGACCATCTTATATGGCATTTTTGAAACATCAAATACAGTAAAGGCTGAATAATCTCTTACAGTACCACGTGCTACGTCAACTGTTATAACATAGTCTTTATCTTTTACAGGTTTTTCAAATACATCTAAACCAGCATTTGAAATAATAGGTGTATTGTGTGATAACATTCTTAACTTTGATGGATTAATAAGTGTATCAACTGAACCTACAAACTCACATTCAAACTCGGTAGTAAATTGTGCCTCGGAAGTATTTCTTATTGTTTCTTCTTTCCATTTTTCATCTCTACCTGGAACTTCAGACCAATGTACTTCTATAGGTTTATAATCATTTCTTCCATGAATAGAATCATTCCAAAGTTTATAAAACATATTCATTCCATGTGGTGTAGATACTATCATAACCTTTGATGATTTACCAGAAGAAATTGTAGGATAAACTGAACTAAAAAACTGCTCAGATATATTGTTAGGAATAAACGCAAACTCATCAAGGAATATTATGTTAAATGAACCACCTCGAATCGCACTTGAAGATGTTGCAGCTGCTAGTATCTTTGAACCATTTTCTAATTCAAGTGAACCTTTGTTCCAATTTAAAACACCTTGTTGTAACCAAGGTGGTAAATTTTCATAGGCGAGTTGAAGTCTACCTAATAAATCTCTAGCAGTTGATGATTTGTTTGCTAGAATAGCAACGTTTATATTGTCATTGAATATAACTTGATGTAATAGATAAGCGATGATTGTTGTTGACTTACCAGACTGTCTAGGTAATTTTGCAATTGAGAAACGATTAGTATGAAAAGTAGTTACCATTTTTTCCTGAAACTTGTACAGATCAAATGGTACAAGACCAGAGTCAATGTTAACAATTTTTATATACTTTGATATAAAATAGATAGGATTTTCCATACACTTTGCGATCTCTAAAACTTGATCTTCGGTGTATTCTATTTTAGTATTTGCTTTAAATAGATTAGGATTTCCTAGATATGCTTCAGTCATATTTTACTTCATCTGGATTAAAACCATCGTCAAACTTTTTATCTTCTTGCACTTCTACATTCTTATTTTTGTTTTTAAGCATTTTATGTAATTCTGCTGAAGAACCTACAAAAAGTGCTTGTTTAATATTAGCAGTAGTTTTGTTAGGTACGTCTTTTAATGTTTTAAGTTTACCTTGCAAGTCTTGTAATTTATCAACAGTATCGGCGACTTGCTTAATTAAATTACCTGCAACTTCATAGGCACGTGGGTGTTGACTCTCACCTGCAATATCTAATATACCTTGTATTGCGTCTTGGCCTCGTTCTATAAGATTGTAATAATTTTCTCTACTGTATTTGTAATCGTTATCCACATCTTCTTTGTCCTTATCTTCCAATCTAGGAACTGGTGGAGTAAACTCTTTTTTAACTACAGCTTTTGTAGCAGGCTTTTCAGGCGTGATACCTAGAGCCTCATTTATTTTGTCGTCTATTGTCATAATAATTATCCATCACTATCAGTACTTGGGTTATAATTTTTAGAATCCTTATGAACAGTTATAGTTGTAGTAAAACCAAAATCATCATCAGCGTCAGCGCTTGTAGGATTAGGTGTAACTACAATTCTTTCTTCTCTTGTAGGATTTCCAGTCGTATCGGTGTATAAGTCAGTTTGTGTTTCTTTAATAACTTTACTAGAATATATAGGGCCATACAAATATGTTTTAGCAGTAAAACTTAAACTGTAATTAACTGCTCTTCTAGTTGTAAATGAACCATCATAACTATCAGC